TTGAATGCCAGCTCCTGAGCTGTGATGGGATTACCGTACTTTGCGTCGCGGATCATCTCTTCATCGCCCACGGATGCTACGATCTCTTCAATGCCCTGGAGTCTTGTGCGCTCGGCTGTAACAGCCTCAGTCCTTGCAGCGTCTTCGATCTCGCGGACGAGATCCGGACATGCGGCTCTGAGTTCTTCTACATTTGCGAACATCTTCTGTCCTCCTTCATCTCCGGATTCTCCGGAATCGTTATTTTTGTCCTCCACATCAGGTGGAGTAAACTTTGCAACCATTTTGGTCAGGATGTTTTTGTTGACCTTGTTGAAGACCTTCTCGAAGTCTCCCTTGTTGAAGAGCTTGTTCTTGGGATCTGCGTCATCGGTCTCTGCCTTCTCGATGACTCCGTCTGCGAACTTGAGCTCAATGGCTTCGTTTGCATCCATCCACTTGGTCTGATCCATGTACTTGCTCAGGGTTTCACGGTCAATGCCGGTCTTCTTTTCGTAGGCATTGATGATTGAATCCTTGACCGTCTCCAGGACCTTGATTGCATCCTTCATGTCGTTGTGATCGCCCCATGCCATGGTGGCCGGATTGTGGATCATCATGACTGCGGTTCTGGCCATCAGCACCTGGGTACCTGCCATTGCAATCACTGACGCAGCTGATGCGGCCATGCCCTCGATCTTCACCGTTACGGCGTGCGGGTAAGCCACCAGAGCGGTGTAGATCTGCGACGCTGCAAAGACGTCTCCGCCGGGGCTGTTGATCCATACCGTCAGCGGGCCGCTGGCCTTGGCCAGCTCTTTGCGGAACATCTCAGGAGTGACGTCGTCGTCGAACCAGCTGTCCTCGGCAATGACGCCGCGGATGAACAGCTCGGATCCTGTAGCCTCGTTTCTAAACTCGTAGAACTTTTTCATTCAGTTGTCTCCTCTGTCTCTTCTGTTTTCCGGAGGCCGGCCTCTTGCATTCTCTTGAGCTCTGTCTCAAGCTCGGAGACGTTCTTGGACCAGTTGCCGCCGTTGAGCTTCATCGTGCTTTCGCTGTGTGTTGAATAACCATAGTGGTTCATCAGGGCCTCGGCCTTGATCTCCTTAGTCGGATCCAGCATCCCCTGGCTGGGCCCTATCCATTCCGCGCCCAGGTATGCCTGCTTCGTTCTCTCTGAAGCAAAGAATCCGGGTGCAAAGATCCTGCCCCTGGCCACAGCCTCGGACAGCCAGATCTTGTACACCGGCTTGCAGAAGTCGCTGATCAACCAGGATCTTCTCATCCGGAACGCCTTCCATGCTTCCAGGAGAGCTGCACGCGATGCGCTGTACGACGCTGTAAAGGCCTTGAGAAGGATTTCCTTCGGGATCTCCAGTGCAGCGCCTACCATTGTGGCCACTGCTTCCATGAATGCACCGAAGCCGCTGTTCGGCCTCTTGGGATCTCCGAAGACTACATCCTCGCCGGGCTCCATGATGTTTATTATCCCGGGTCCGAGCTCATACTCGTTCGGATCGCGTGAAACCTGATAGTCGGGATCCGCGCCTTCTCCGTATCCGACCTCGTTGAACGGCATCTCCGTCGGTGCAGGAGACTTGATGAAAGCGCTGAATGAAGCCTCGATGTCAGCTGCAGTCAGCTCGCTCTCTGTATACCGTCTCAGCTGGAGCAGCGGTTCAATGACCGGCGCCAGATAAGACACGCCCCTGTACTGATCCGGACGCTCGCTGTTCATGACATGCAGGATGTTCGGGAGCTGCGTCTTCTGACCATAGGCCTCGATCCTGACAAAGTCTTCCTTGGTCAGGTTGGCTTCATACGGATACTTGTTGCAGATCCAGTAGGCGACGATCGCACCGTTTGAATCTACCTCCACGCCGTCATAGATCTTGTTCTCGTTGTCGGGATTGGTCCCTTCTGTGTTGAAGTACCCGACGGCCCCGGGAGTCCTGCAGCGGTCGGCTTCAACAACGAGAATCCTCAGACTGTACGGATACTCCGGAGTAACCTCGTAGCGCTTGATGGCGCCGAACACGTCTCCGGATGTCAGCCAGCTCTCACAGACCAGCTGCTGGATTGAATAGAAATCGTTGACACCTGTTGCGTCGCAGCCCTTCTTGTCCTCGGCCCAGAGCGCAAAGTCTGCCTCTGTCCTGCGCTGCCATCTGTCGGCTTCCTCTGCCGACAGGCCCAGGTACTCGCGGTCGATCTTGCACTTGAGCCTCAATCCCAGTCCGACGATGTTCGTCCTGTTGGTTGCAATGGCGCTCTTTGCTATCGGAGAGCTGATGGCCAGTATGCGCGCCCTCTGGCGCAGCGTGTACTGGTTGGCGTCAATGTCTTCCCTGGGAGATCCGGATGATGCCTTGAAGCCCTTCATGGATCTCTTGGTGCGGCTGGCGCCGGCCTGAGAGTATCCTTTATTGGCCACGCCCGGCGTTCGGGCGCGGGCAGTTGCAACATGATCTTCTGCCATGCTGTCCTCCTTTTTCGAGAAATATAAAAGCTGGGGCAAGGGAAAAGGAGCCCAAACCCCCACCCCAGCCCGTTCTATGCACCGAAGCGCATATAACCTGGTTATGAATCTACACGGATCACACCTATTGCCTTGCGGCGTCCACCACCGGAAAGTACTGATTCCAGCTCCGCGATCTTCGTCTCATGCTTCTCAATGGTTGCTTCGAGCTCCGGAAGATCTAATTTGGTCAGACTCCTTGGTCCGATCGTGTAGCTTTTGACCCTGCCGTTGAGCAGGGCAAGATATGCTGCACGCGCCTCTTCGAGCGCTTGCTCATGAAACTGCAAGGATGCCTGCAGTCTTATGCGTTCAGAACTTGTCATATTCACTCCTTACCAGTCATCGTCTTCGCCGAAGCTGCGACGCTTCTTTACCGGACGCGGCCTCTGTTCTACCGCTGGCCGTGCCGGCGCCAGCCCTTTCAGGCGGCGTTCGATCGCATCCAGGTTTGGATTGCATAGGTTGAACCCGGCGTTAGCGTAGTTTCTACAGTCCAGCCGCTCGTTCCTCACTCCGCTTGAAATCTTCTCCCATACCCACTTCTGGCCGCGCTTGGTGTTGGTCAGCACAAGACGCTCAGACAGCAGGCCGGAAAAGTAATCACTGTTGTATCCGGCGCTTTCGTTCAGCGGGAAGTGGCAGTACTTAGCTCCCGGTTCTCCGACCTTCAGGTTGCTCATGATCTGAGCCTTTCCGGCATCGACACCCAGGATGTACAGCCACACCGTCTCGTTCGGCCTGTCCTTGATCGGGATCCGGTGAGGCGGAGAGGTAAACGGCAGGCCTTCGCCGCCTTTTCCCTTGATAGGGAATACTCTCTTGGCCATCCTCTGTTTGCAGGCCTTGTAGACATCCTGCGTATAGTGACCACCTGAGTCGACCATGGTCATGGAGATCTTCAGACCCTTGCCGTCTTTTCTCCGGAACACGCGGTCGATTACACCATCCAGCTTGTTCCAGGTCTCGGCAAGGTCCGGCTGTCCCATGATGAACCCCGTCTTGATTCCCCACGATTCACCGTATTGGCCATAGCCGACAACTTCGTATTCAAGACGGTTATCCTGGGTATCGACACCCATTGTCAGGACAAGTACTCCGTCAGGTACTTCGGCTTCATACACCTCTCTGCGGGACATCATGACATCCTCGTCGGCGATGTCTCCGCGCTCCTCCCAGAGCTTACCCAGCAGCGTGTTCCACACTACCTTGAGTCTGAGAGGATCATCCTTTGCCTCCAGGAACGCCAGACAGATCTTCTTCCACGGTGTCCATGGAGAGCTGAAGGCGTTCAGCCAGAAGCTGCGCACACCGTTCTCGTATGCTGCAGGATTGGCCGCAACCCACTTGGCCGGCTGTCTGCGCATCTCGTCCTCGGTGTGAAGAGATCCGCACTTCGGGCACTCCCAGTAAACAGGATCCAGGATCTTGTATGACTTTCGCCCGGAGATCTTCTCCGAGGTGTGCTCGAACTTAATATCGTCAAAATCTATCTCGACCCACTCTCCGCAGGTCGGGCATTTGTGGCACCAACGTTCCTGGGTGCCTTTGTAGAAACTCACCTCAATAGGACTTGCCCCCTTTATGGTCGGTGTCGAGACGTCAATGGCTTTCGCGTTGTAGAACGTAGTCTGTCTGCGTTCAGCCAAGGCCCACGGATCTCCTTCAGATCCTGCACTCCTGGCGAATCTGTCGTGCTCGTCTCCGAAGAGATACTTGACGGGAATTGAAGCCAGGGCTGCGGGCGTGTTGGATCCAATCAATGAAAGAGTTCCTCCCGGGAACGTCTTCATCAGCTTGGTGTTCGTTGTCGCCTTTGCCTTTTCGTCTGCGACCTTTCCTTTGAGGACCGGGCAGTCCCGGAACATAGGTCTGAGCCTCTGGTGCGAGAACTTGCGCGCCTCTTCCAGAGACGGATGAATAAACAGGATTGTGCCGGGATCCTGATCTATGATGCTGCCTATACCGTTCAGTATAGCCTCTGTCTTTCCTACCTGCGAAGCCGCCACGATTGTAACCTTGTGAACGTTCGGGTCGCTTATTGCATCCATAGGTTCCTTCAGGTACGGAGTCCGGCTTGTTCTCCACAAGCCTGGCTCAGCTGACGTCTCTCTGGACAGATGCCGGTTCTTGTCGGCCCACTCGCTGACGGTCAACCTTGACCGTTTCACGAAAGCCTTGAACGCATGCTCATAGAAAACATCCTGAGACCTTACCTGCGGAGGCAGAAAGGAAGACTTACTCTTCGTCTTCGTCCTCATCCTCGAATGCGGCCTCCCACTCTTCCTTCCTCTTGAAATAGGTGTCCCGATCGAACCTGTGGTTCTGCAGGCGCTCCATATAGGAGTCCATTTCGCTGCGCTCGATCTCACTGACCTGCTCCGGCTTCATTGCCGGCGCCAGCTGTACAGCGACCCTGTCAGGGTGCGCACGGAGAATGGCCACCATCTCGAAAAAGAAATCGTCAATAAGGGTTTCGACATCTTCGGTCAAGAGGACCTTCTTCTCGAAGAGTCTGTTCTTGTTTTTCTCACGCCTCGCCTGCTGCAGCTTGAGCTCAATCTCGGCTTCTGCCTTCCGGGACTCCTGTGAACTTGCTGCGTCGATGCGCTTGTTATAATATGCAGCCATCGCCTGGCAGCTCTGCTTGAAATGCAGTTTCCTGGTTCCGGAAACCTCGTCGAACCGGAGAACATCTTCCTGGATCAGCTGCGACACGCGCTGCTGACTTATGTTGAAGTACTCTGCAAACTCGGCCTGTGTGACAAACTCGGTGGAGGATCCTGAAAGCTGGCCCAGGGCATAACCCACTTCAAACGGGTCATAACCCTCGTCTTTCTTACTTATTTTCCCTTCTTTTGTCAGCTGAGAAATGCGCGGACCGGACAATCCGGCCTTGGCTGCTATGTCATTTCTCGACAGGAAATACGAGCTTGCATCTACTTTTTTCTTTTCTTGTGCCATTTTTGCTCCTTGGACAGCCGAAAAAGTAAGTAAATTACAAACAAGTACTAAAAAAATTCTCCCGGAGTCTGCACGAGTCTTGGGCTCGACAGCGCCGCAGAGGTTTTTAGGGCCCTGGAAGGACCCATTTTGTTTCGGGCGGAACTATTTCCTTTTCTTCAGCTCCTGTTCCAGATGGTGTTCCAGTCTCTTTTCGAGACCGGCGTCCACGCGCTCCTGGATCAGGACCTGCACTTGCTCGTTATGAATCATGGACGGGACAGAGGCCGTGTTCAGGACCTTGATGTCCTTGCGGTTCTCTCCCACCCTGGCGAATGGAATGTATGCGGATCCGTTGTTGGATCCAAGGAAGACATTGCCCTCCAGCTGGTGACGCTCACCCTTCTTGACCTCGACGGAGATCTTGTACGGTGCCGGCGGCTTGACCGTTGCCACCTCGCCACCTGCGTCGGTTCCCTGCCCGGGGATCCTCCGGAACTCCTTCTCTCTCTTCTTCGGCGGCCTCAACGGCTTCATGCCGAATGTTCTCAGCGTTCTGACGCGGCCTTTGTACTTGAGGCCCACGTTCTGCAGCCAGCCCTTCTTGTCCAGCTTGACCGGTCCCTTGTAGTCTGCCTTCACGTCGCTCTTCTTGATGTTGTATACATCCGAGACTGACTGGTTGACCCATGCCGGCGCCCTGGTCTTGAAGTCCGAGACGGTCTTGTTGACTACACCCTCGCTCTGCTTCTTCATCTTCTCCAGCTTCCGGTTGAGATCTTTGGCAGCAGCTACGCCCATTTTGATGGATGATGTGCTCATACTTCCCGTCCTGCAAATAATGCGACCCGCGTTTCCGCGGGCCAACTATCAAAAGGAGATTGCTCTGATGTGAAGCGTCTTCCCATACAACTTCACATCCTACCATTTAGCATGAACACCCTATGGTTTCAACTGTTTTAATTTGTTCTTTTTTGCTATTTTCTGCTATCTTCTGCTATTTTCTGTTCTTTTCTGTTTTTTTCTGTCATTTTCTGTTCTTTTCTGTTCTCCTCAGCGCTGCGAGAACGGCCTACAGACAAAGAAAGAGACCCTTGCCGGGTCTCTTCATGGTTTTAATCAAACTCTCGTTCCTAGGCCTTTCTCGCGTCGCTGGAGTCGGGTACCTTGATCATCTTCAGGGCTTTGCCATGAAGGTGGTACAGGTAGTCCTTGGACACCTTCATGCCGTCGCAGAGATCGTTCCAGCTCTTGTAGTTCAGGTACCGCTCCTCCAGGATGTACTCGAACTCAAGGTTGCCGATCTCCTTGATGGCCGCACTTATCTCGGATCTCAGATCCAGGAGGCGTTTCATGTCGGCCTCGACCTGATCCTTTAGGTCTATGAACTTGACAGTGAGGGATTCTACCCTGGATCCTTCTATGCTGCTGCCACCGCCGGCCTCCCCGATCTTACCCATCGGACACTTGGCTTGTGTGGCCAAATTCTCCAGCTGTTGGATCTGCTGCAGCTTGGACTCTATGATCCAGTGGATCCTCCTCGCCTGTCCCAGATACGTCTTGGCATCCACGGTCAGCGCCCCTCCTCCCAGAAATCGCAGGTATCATCGGGATCCTTGACCGTCAGATCCACCTTGCAGGACACTTTCGGGCCCGCGCCACTCGGAAACCCCATCCCGCAATTCCTGCAGACCCGCTTGTTGCACTTCGGGGGCCTGCCTCTTTTCTTCTTTTCCTGAGCCGCAGGGGCCGGTTCTTCGGGAGTTTTCACCCCGTCGGAAAGCTCTATGACCTTACCGGGAGACAGAGGACCTTCAGGATCCGGATCCTTTGAGACATCTTCAGAAGATTCTTCCTCTTTCGCCATGTCCGGTCCGTAGTGCATCTCTCCGCCGCAATTAGGACAGACCAGCGGCTCGTCATCAGTCACCCTCTCAATCTGGCCACATGCCGAACATACAACCTCCAGCAGCTCACGTCCCTTTTTTACCACGATCCTCATCTTTTCCCTCCTTGTCATTCATAATCTCCCAGCAACCCAGGAACTTCTTGAAAAACGGCTCAAGATAAACCGCAAACACCTCACCCTGGAACAGCACCTGCACGAGCCCTTCCTTCGGCGCGTCCCACCAGATCCGGACAATGGGCCGGTGAGGAGCCCTCAGCCACCTCATGAACGCTGCGAGCTTTGCGTCCTCGTTCTTGAAGTAGAGGTCGCTCCACAGGTTCCGGATGACAACACTCCAGCGCATCTCCGACGGAAGGGTCTTCAGCCACTCCTCGTTTGTCATGAAGTCCGCGTACTCCCCGCAGCTGATGTTCAGGGAATCACCCCGTTTCCACTCCTTCCTGCAGTGGATAAAGTTCCGGCAATCCATACACCTCATTCAGCCACCTCCCTGAAGGACTGTCTGAAGCGCCTGACGGGTATCCCCAGCTTCTTGGCCAGACGGATCTCTTCACCCATGCCCTCGCTGATGTTGTCTCCGAACACCCACAGCTCGTCGCAGACCTGTAGCAGATCCGCCCCGCAGCGGAGCCCCAGCTCCCTCTGAACCGGGTCTTTCTCGTTCAGGTACTGCGTGAACATCAGATGCGGCGTAATCGGACAGACTCCCTGCTTGATAGCATAGAGGCTGTAAACCTTCGCATGTGCAATGTTCCCCCTGATGTCACCGGCGAACGGTGAGCATACATACACCCGTTTCATTCTCTCTTTCCTGTCGTTTTCCATTTAGCCGTTACCTCCTGTCTTTGAAAAACTATAAGGGGCTCCTTCCTTTATCTCTCTCTGTTCCACTTCCGGGTTTCCCTCAAAACTGGAACAGCTTACAATCACGATTTCAGTGCCCTTTGCCAGGGTTTTTGTCGCACCCCGGCAGATATGCTCGGATCCGGAAAGGTTATTCCGGCATCCCGGGCAGATTTCCCGAGGCCTTGGCTTTGGCTCCGGGAACAACGATTCCATGAACGTACCTCCCGTCATGACCTCGGCAAAGACCATCGCCTGGATGGCTTCCTTTGCAGCTCTCTTGGATCTTCTGCTCTCTTCGTCTTCCATACGCACCCCTCACCGGTCTATGAACACACAGAGGAAGAAGGCCCAGTAGATGATCAACAGCGAAACAATCACCCCGTTCGACATCTCTCCCTCCTTTACCTGCACCATACGACCTCACCCTTCCGGATGAAGTAGTGGCTCTTGCACGGTAGCCCCAAATTGCCGATTGACGGCGAGAACGTGGGCTTGCCGTCTTCTTCCGTGTATTTCCATCCCAGAGGATCTATCGACAAGAGGATCCTCTCTCCGCAGCCGCAGCAGCAGAGGTGCGCAGCCACCTGGAACTCGTCCGCAATGTAGACCTTCCCTGGTTCCATGTCCTTCTCTTCAGGCAGCCGGTGAACATGGACGGCACTCATTGTCTCCTGGATCATGACTTCCTCCTCTCCATCATTGCGTCTGCAAGCTCGTATGCCTCTTTGGCAATGGACCAGTGCCAGTCTGCGCCCTCTTCCCTGGGTTTGTACCGTGTGGAGTGTGCCAACATCCCTTGCAGCGCTGCCATTGCAAACTGATCACGCAGGTACAGGCCTTCCATCTTCTCTTCCGGATCCAGCTCGCGCACAACACCCGGCTTGAATACATGTGCAGGCCTCACGGGAGGCGGAGGTCCCACCGGGGACTCTTTTGGCTGCCATCCATCGTTTCCATGATTAGGCATTCTCTTTCCTCCTTTCCGCTGCCTTTGCCAGGCTCTCCAGGCTCTCGGCTGCTTGCTCGACAGCCACCCCGCACTTATAGGCCGCATCCACCAGTCTTCTTGCTCCCATGGCCAGCGGGAACTCCCTCTTCATGCCTTCTTCTCCCATGATCGGCAGCAGGCTGTCTTTCATGAAAACCGGCACTCTCATTGAGAAACAGACTTTCGTTATGCCCTCAATCCAGCTCTTCTCCGGGACCACCTTTCCCGCACGGTTTCCGGTCTCGGCTCCAAGAATGACCCAGTCAGGACAATAGCAGCCGCCGTAGAGGCCGCGCAGGTACCCCAGGGTCCATTTTGAAAAGGTCCATGGCCCGAGAAGCGGTTCACAGGACAGGAACGAGTGGAATCCCCGCTTGTAGAAGAATCTGCAGTGCTCTTCGTCTGTAACCGTGGATCCGAACCAGAAGTTCTGGTCCTTGTCCGTCGCAATTCCCTTCTTTATGAGGCTGTAATACCTGCCGGGATTCTTTGTCAGGAACAGATACTCATGCTGGGGAGCTTTCCGACATGCCTCAAACACCTCTCTGATCCATTCATCCGGAACCCACTCCCCGAACAGATCCGTCATGCTGCCTACGAATATGAGCTTTCCGGTCTTCACCTTTGCCGGCTGATCCAGATGATACTTGTGCAGCGTGGGCTGGAATCCGAACGGATACGGCTCTGTCTTGCCGTTGTATACATACGGCTCCTGCAGGACGTGAAGGTTGTTACAGTTGGCCGTCTCTATGACGGCATCCGGATCCTTTGAAGAGAAGCGGTCCGCAATCCGCCTGGCGTAGCAGTACTTGCACCCATGTTGGCACCCCGTCACGGGATTCCATGTCATATCTGCCCATTCAATTCTTGTGTTCCTCATTTCTCACCTCCTCATTATTCTCGGCTAAGCGCAGATTCTCCAAATCTCCATTAACTTCCAACCGGTCCATCTTTAAGCCTGTTAGCAACCATTGAAAACACTTATAAATAAGTTCCTTACCGACATACTCACACGGTGTATAGTACAAGTCACTAACCACAACACACTTCTGTTCGTCAGACAAATTATCCCAAATTTCCGCTCTTCTATTCCACTTGCGTTGCTGCTCCCATGAATAGGGTATTTGGCATTCTGCCATCCTCTCACCTCCTGCCAATCAGAATCGCCCAGGCCGCCAACAAAAACACCATACCAGCGATAAAGCCAACACCCAGTCCGATCCAAAATGACAAATCCATACAGCCGCCCCCGTACTACACTCTTTCAGCCAGCACTGAGAAAAACAGGCCGACAGACATGCAGACGAAAATGACGCAAACCAGAAGAAATACAATCCCTCCCGGCTTCCTTCCGAAGATCATCTTTGCCAGTAGTCCCAGCGCGATGCAGAGACATACCGCCATGGCTATGAGCCTATGTGCGTGATCCATTCCTGCCTCCTGTGAATGTTCTCTTGCCGGACTTGATTGTCTCGACCGTCACAAACTGCTTGCCGCAGCTGTTGCAGCCCTTTGTCCTAGTTATGTGGTCGCCCGAATCGTCGTACTTGATGATTGCAATCTGATCGCTTCCGCAGTGTGGACACTTCATGCGCTTGCCTCCTTCAAATGAAATACAGTCCCAAAGTTGCATAGTGAATCATCTGATCTATAACTATGCCAATCTTCTTGTATCTAGCCTTCAAAGCATCCACAATAAAGTGCAACACAAAGACCGGAATAAGCTGCCACACAAAGCCGAAGAAGCAGTAGAATGGCACAAGATAAATCACACAATGCGCGAATAACACATACCAGTTCCTGCCTTTATGTT